CCCGCGCCGACCGCGTCGGCCAGGCGCTTGGTGTTCTTCGCCGTCTGCTCACTCGCCCGCGCAGTCCGCTCTGCCGCGTCGCCGCCGCCCAGACCCGCGACTCCCGCCGCGTTGAACGTGCCGGTGACGCTGATTCCCTTGCCGATCGCGGCCCCGAGCCCCGACAACCGGTCCTCGAACTCGGCCATGAGGTCCTGCGGGGACTTCCGCGGGCCGCGCTCCGCGTCCGCCGCTTCGCGCTTCTGGCGGGCCAGCTCGATCGCGTCGGCGAGCTTCTTCTTCGCGGCGTCGAGCGCCGCCTGCGATTCCGCAAGCCCAGCCTCGGTCTTGTCCTTGAGCGCCTTCTGTGCGTCCTCGAAGTCCTGCCCGACGGCGGCGAGGGTGGCCTCGTGGATGGCCGCGGACTGCTCGCGCTCCGCAGCCCGGTCCTTCTCTCTCGCGGCCACCGTCTGCTGAGCCGCGTTCTCCAACTCGACGAGGCGTGACTCCAACTGCTGATCGACCGCCCTCTTCGCGGCATCCACATCCAGCCCGGAATCGAACAGCCCCTGGATCTCCAGCATCCGCTTGGCGACCCAGGACGATGCCTCCTCCCAGATCATCTGGAAGCCCGTGGCGAAGTTGGTCCAGGTCTTTGAAAGGAAGGCGACTGTCTCGATCCAGCCGACCTCGAGGGCGTGGAACACGATCTCAGCGGCGGCCAGCGCGCCGTACCACATGGAATAGGCGGTCGAAACGAAGAACTCCTTCGCACCGAGCCACGCCTTGTTCAGCGCCGCCACGCCCTGCTGCCAGATCACCTTGAGGCTGAGCCACAGGACCTCTGCCGCGAGGGCAATATCGCCGGCGGCGAGGGCATCGGCGATGCCCCCCACGACCTTGCTGACCCACTCCCGCAGCGCCGTGAACTGCTCCCCGAGCCACGACAGGGCTTCGCCGCCGACGCCGGTGGTGACCACCAGCACGCCGCCGAGCGCGACGATCGCGGCGATCACCAGACCTACCGGCGAGAGGACCGCGCCGATGGCCGTGCCGATGAGGCTGAATGCGGTTCCGATCCCGCCGATGACCCCGGCCACCAGGCCCAGGGCCGCGCCGATCCCCGAGATGACGTACCCCAGGGCGATGATGGCGACGCCCGCCACGGCGACGGCGGCCGCGACCTTCAGAGCCCACACGACGAGGTCCTTGTTTTCTTTGATCCAGGCGGTGGCGGTCACGACCACGCGGGTGATCCGCGCGGTCAGCTCCTTGAGGGTGGGCGCGAGGGCCCCGCCGATCGTGAACACGCCCTGTTTGAGCACCTTCCAGAGGGTGCCGAGGGCGTCGTTGAGTTCCGCGGCGTCGCGGGCGGTCTCCGTGCTCACAGTCAACCCGAGTTTGCGTGCCTGCTCCTGCATCTCGTTGATGCCCGCAGCCCCGTCGGCCATGAGCGGCAGCAGCTTCGTCCCCGCCTTGCCGAAGAGTTCCATCGCTAGGGATGCCCGCAGCGCGGGGTCCTGCACCTTCGAGATGCGATCGGCGAGCAACTTGAACTGCTCATCCGGCGACAACTTCGCCAGGTCGGCCACGGTCAATCCGAGCAGCCCGAGGGCCTCGTTCGAACCCTGCGATCCCTTGGCGGCCTCCACGAGCGACTTCTGCATGACGCGGAGACCGTTCTCTAGTGTTTCCATGTCCGTGCCGGAGAGGTCGGCGGCGTACCCGAGTTCCGAGAGGGCCTCGACGCTCACGCCCGTGCGCTGGCTCATCTTGTCCAGCACGTCGCCGGTGTCGGAGAACGCCTTCGCCGTGCCGAGCAGCGCCGTGATCGCGGCCACGCCGATGCCCGCCATCCTGGTGCCGATGGAGCGCAGCCCCGCGCCGAAGGCTTCGAGCTTCATCTGGGCCGCCTTCAGTCCGGCCGACAGCTTGTCGCTGACGCCCAGTTCAACGAAGGCCCTGCCTGCTCGGATGCCGCGCGTGTCGGCCACGGTTAGTCACCTTTCCGGATCGAGTTCCGCCACAGCAGCGGAAGCTGCGGACGTGCCTTTTCCAGCGCCGGGGCCATGTAGGGCCGGGGCGCGATCTTCACCTTCCGCGAAGTGAGCCTGCCGCCCCGTCGCGAGAGGACGACCGTCTCGCCGCCGTACTCCAGCACGTTGGGGGCGGGGTGGGGGGTGCTCTTCTTGAAGCCCACCGGGCCGACCACGACCGAGTCGGCGGCCTTGTCGTATCCGAAAAGGATCAGCCGCCGCAGGCTCCCTTCGTGCGAGTGCGGCGGCGATCCTGGAGGTGCCGACTTCTTGCGCTTGCGGATGCTGGTCTTCGCCGCCGTGCGGATGAACGCGCCGGCCTTGCTGAGCACCTTCCGCTTCGCGTTGTCGACCGCCGCCATCACGACGTGGCGGTCGAAGAACATGTCCTTGATTCGCATGGTGATCACGCCGTGGCCCCGCCCCCCGTCCCATTCCCGCCGGTGAAGTCGCGGCCCTTCTCCAGGCCCTTGTTGAAGGACGCTTCCTTCTCCTTGCGAAGCCGGCCAGAGCCAAGAAACAGTCCGACGATGCCCGTGAGCGCCGGCAGCGCCGGTCCGAGCACGGGCAGCCCCGCGACCGTGGGCCCGACGGTGTCGAGCGCCGAGAGCGTGAGCTGGCTGAAGAGGCCGCGCAGCTCGCCGGCCTTCTCGATGTTGTTCTTCCATGCCGCGCCCGTGGTCTGCGTCTGATTGAACCAGTTCTGGTCCTCGGACTCGGCCTCGTTGAGGCTCAGCGTCGAGGGCAGGCCCGTGGTCTGCTGAATGGTGTTGGGCGTCTTGACCTTGACGATGTCGCCGAGGTCAAAGCCGGCACACGAGGCGAGCACGAGGGCCAGCAGCAGCAGGCCCACGATGTAGACATAGTGGCGGGTCGTCAGGTTCTTCATCCGTGAGCCTCCTTGGGGTGACGCGGGAACTTGCCGTCGATGAACACGTCCTTGAGCACCGACACGCCAACCTTGACGGGCCGTTGCCGCTTCATGAAGGGGTCGAAGTCGCTGGGGTTGAGTCGTCGGGATCGCTTGGGGTCGCGCTGCAGGTTGGCCATGACCGACATGACGCTCGCGGCGATGGACCAGTCGTGACGCTGCTTGCCGTCGAGCATGGCCACGAGTTCGCGGAAGGTCAGGGAGCCTGGGTCGACTCCGATGATGCCGGCGCACTGGTGGAGGAGACGCCAGCACTCTGCAGCAGTCGGTCCGCGAGTCGGTCCAGCTCCCCGCTCTCCAGCCGCTTCTCCACCACGTCCCGAGCCTTCTCCATGACGTTCCTGGTGGCCTGGAGCACCCGCCCGAGGTTGGCCCGGTCCCTCGGGCTCGGGCAGAAAGCCACGAGCTCCTCCAGCACGGCGCCGGTCGCCGCCTCGATCGCATCGCCGGCCATCGCCCTGCCGAACTCTTCGTCCGACACCTTGGCCGAGTCGGCCTCGGGCTTGCAGATTGCGTACACCACATCGCACAGGAGCACGGGGTCGCGGATGAACTTCTCGATGAGCGTGCCCTCGATGACCTGCATGAGGTCCACGCCCGCGAGCCCTCTCACGCGCTTGAGCGTGGCGACGTTGATCTCCACCGTCCAGGTCCGTCCCGCGTTGTCCTTGAACGTCCGCATCCATGCCTCCGTGCTCAGCAATCCGACAGCAAACCAACGCAAACCCAACAGCTTTCCGACAGGCTCAACCACCGATCCAGGACGGGGCCGTCGCCGAGTACGTCACCTTCGCCGTGACCGAGACGGTGATGGCCTCCTCGAGGGCCTCGTTCCGCGAGAAGTTGGTGACGGAGAAGTCCGCCTGCAGCCCCTGGCCGCCGGTGTCGTCGAGGATCTGGAGCCCGATCGGATCGTTCTGGAAGAAGGCGTTCTTGATGGCGGTGAACCCGGCATCCGCCGTATCCCAGACCATCTCGAACTCGACGCTCGCCTCCTTGAGCGTGGCGACCGTGGCGCGCCAGCCGGCGTTGGCGCGGGTGGTGACGTCGGCCTCGCCCGCCTCGAGGCTGAGGGTCACGTCGCGCGTGTTGCCGAGCGCCGTCCACGCTCCACCGCCGCCCTGGCCACCGACCTTGAAGAGCAGCTTGGCTTCCATGCCGAGTTTGATTGCCATCGCCCGACTCCTTTCACTCGGCGCTGTGGCCGACCACGAACATGCTCTCGCCCGCCTTGCTCTTGACCTTGATCTTCGAGAGGTCCACGCGCTCGAAGTAGTACTGCGTGCCGGGCGCCACCGGGATCTCCTTGCCGTCCGTTCCTTCGAGGATGGCGTCCTGCGTGTTGGCGTGCGCCGCCGCCAGCGTGAATGTCGCGATTACCGATGTACCGGACATGGGCACGTACCCGCTTGCGAGCTCCACCTTGAGCGTGATCAGATTCCTCAACTCACACCTCCTACCTCCGCACTCGGTACGTGACGCTCAGGACACTCGTGAAGACCCGGTGCTGCTCGAGCGACTCGCTCGATACCACGGGCTCGTGCGCGATCCCGACCCACGCCGCGTCGGGCGCATCGGGCAGACGCTTCAGCCGGACGTGGTCGGCGATCGCCTCAACCAGGTTCAGAAGCCCAACGATCTCGGCGGCGTCCCCTTCGGCCGGCAGTTTCTTCTGCACACCCACGTCGAGCACGCACTCGAATGTGCTGCTGTCGCGGCTGGCGGCGGAGATGCCGGTGGTGCGGGGGACCACGGACACGTGGAGGTCCTTGAGGTCCTCCAGCGTGAACGCGGGCTGGAACATCCGCACCGCGTTCACCGGCTGCCCGAAGGAACCGGCGTTGATGTGGGCCGTCAGCGCATCGGCGATGGCGACAATGGTGCTCAGGGGGCACCGCCCTTCGTGGCGGCCATGCCCGACACCTTGCCCTCCAGGTACGAGACGCGGCGTTCCATCGCCTGGTACTCGGTGCGGATGGCCCGGGCTTCGCCGATGAACTCGTCCATCCGCTTCTCGAGCTGCTGGAGCTTTGTGGTGACCACGCCCCACTGGACGGTCATCGCGCCGGCGGCGAGGATGATGGTGACGAGCACGCCGGCCCAGCGGGCCTTGGTTCCGTTCTGTCCGTTCCCTTCCGCCATCACGTCTCCGTCCCGATGTGCTTGGTGTGAATCCGAAGAACCCTGCGGTACGGGTCGCTGTACCGGGACGGCGGTTGCCCGCCCGGCGCGTTGACCTCGTACACGAACACGCTCGCCCCGACCGTCTCACGCACCAGATCACCCGCCCGCGGGAGGATCGGGCCGGCACCCAGGTCCAGGTCCGCGGCCCGGACGAGGAAATCCCTCGACTCCGTGCGGTGGATCAGCCCCGCGTCGTCGGCCTGCTCGAACTCCGTCTTGCCGGTGGTGGCCTGGAGTTCCTTGGTGTCGGGCCCTCGCTGGTAGACCACGGCACGGCTCATGTGCCTGTGCCGCTGGTCATCCAGGAACGCAGAGCCCCGGTCGAGCAGGTCGCCCATGTGCGGCTCCCGTGGGGTGGGGGTCACTGCAGCATGCGGACGCGAACGAACGTGTCGGCATCGACGGTGGACTTCACCGCCTTGCCGATCAACTTGCTGGTCGGCAGCGCCGTGCTCTTGGTCGCGTTCTGGGCCACCGGGTCCCAGTACGTGTTGGTCCCCACGGGGATGGCGCTCCCGGCACCGGTTACCTTGGGGAAGTCGAACACCCCCGACACTGCCAGTGAACCGAGCTGGTTCGCCTTGATGGGTGCCTGCGCGATGCCGACCAGTTCTGCCTGGACCACCACCGCGCCCACGAGCGTGTCGGCCCCGGGGGTGTAGTCGATCGCCTCGCCTTCGTGAACGAACTTTGCAGGTCCTGAAGCCATGCCGCCTTCTCCTTCGCCGGGAGTAATCCCGGACTGTTCTTCGCCAATGCCACTGCCGATCTCCGCTCCGTCTCCCATGAGCCTTACACCTCGCCCTTGCTCTTGACGCCGCCGCGGGGGTCCTGCAGCGCGACGCCGAAGTCGTGGTACCCGCGCATCCGCACGCCGAGCTGGCTGAAGTCGGCGTCCGAGGTTTCGATGGTCGGGGCCTCCTGTCCGTTGAGGAACGCCATCTCGACAACCGGCAGATCGCTGGGATCGGCCAGGAGGTACCACGCCTTGGTGGAGTTGCCCGTGTAGAGGGCGTTGGAGAGGTAGCGGCTGACCTCGATGCGGAACTTGCCCTGGTGCGGGTTGGCGACGGGGAACTTCACGTTCACCGTGGTGTCGCGCATTTCCACGCTCTTGTAGAGCTGCGTGCCCACTGCCGAGAGGGCCGTCGGCACCAGGAGGATCGACGGCATCACGCCCGTGGGCTTGCCATCGGAGTCCACCAGGTCCATGAACGTGACCTCACCCTTGGTGAGGCCGTCGATGCCCAGCGCGGTGTCCGCGCCGGAGATGTAGTTCTTGTTGCCGACGGCGAAGAACGCCGCGTTGTTCATGAACGCCGTCCAGAAGACGTCGTTGATCTTGAGGCCCGAGCCGCGGCCGAGCTTGCGGGGCACCGTCGTGATGGCCCCGAGGTCGTCGTTGATGATGTCGCGGCGGTCGATCGACAGCATCAGGCCGTAGGTGTCGGCCTTGTTGCTGTACGTCTCCTCGCCCAGCGACCCGTGCTTGAGCTCGCCGCCCGGGGCGACCTGCTCGTACTGGTCCTTGCCGACCAGGCGGTAGCTGGTGACGGTCTTGAAGTCCGACACGTTGCGGACGGCGCAGATGCTCCGCCACACGCGCTCGACGCTGAAGAAGCCCTCGAGAAGGAACTTGTTGGCGACGTTGGAGAGGATGCCGCCCACGTCGATGGTGGTCATCCCCGCCTCGATGCCCCGCCCGAAGGCGGCCTCGAGCACGCGGCGGCTGTCGCGGAAAGTCCGGCCCGTGTAGCCGTTGGCGATGGCGGCCTCGATGAGCAGTTCCTGCAGGCCCAGCCCGCTCTGGAACCGCTTCGCCGCCACCTCTAGCGCCTGGGCGGAGCAGACCTTCTCCACGCCCTCCAGCTTGGCGCTCTGGAAGCACGCGGCCTCGAGGACCTCGCCGGTGATGCTGGTGTCGGGGGCATGGATGGCCGGGGCTTTGGGACGGCTGGCGCGGAGCACTTCGAGCTCCGTGCGCGTGGCGTCCCAGCCTTCGCGGATGGCCTGGGCCTCGATGTCGAGGTGCTTGCCGGCGCAGATCTTCCGAACCGCCGCGATGCGGTTGGTCTCCGCCAGCGCCTCGGCGCGGAGCGCGGCCGCTCCCGCCCCGGGCGCGGGATCGGTATCTCCACCGGCCGGGCTGCCGCCTCCGCCCTGCTGGGCGGCGATGGAGGCGCTCGTCCGCCCGTCGGCCCCCAAGTCCACGAAGCTGATCTCGCCGAGCGTGGCCTTGCGGACGACGTTGACGGGGCCGGCGAACTCCTGCCCGTTCACGATGGCCTTCTGCGACTCGCGGATGAACTCGAACTCCTCGACGCTGGCGCCGACGGAGGCCTGCCACGGGAAGCCGTTCCGGGAGGACGCGACCACCTCTCGGGCGGTCGCGGTGTCGCGCGAGATCACGCCGGTGGCCACGAGCTGCCCGCCCTCAACCTTGATCGCGTCCGTATGACCGACGCCGGCGGCGGGATCGTGCGCGAAGCGGATGGGACGGTTCTGCGAGGGCACCGCCAGGCCGGCGAGGTCCAGGACCACCGGGTGACGCCAGCCGGCAACGCGCATGGCACCGCCGGTGTACGCCAGCATCTTGAAGCGCGGCAGAGCCTTCTCGGCGTCCGCGCCGGCCGCGGCGGCGATGGCGGTGATCTCCGCCGTACCGGTCAGCGTGAGCGGCGATGCGCCCGCGGGCGGGGCTGCGGCCTCAAGCCACACACGCTTGGGCGCGAGTCGGGTCTTGGGAGCGGTCGGGGTCTTCGTTGCCATCGGTGTCGTCCTCTTGAGTGGCCGGGGCGTTGTCCACGGCGGACGGGGCGGGGGTCAGTCCGAGTTCATCCATGAGCGCCCGCTCCTTGGCGCGCTGGCGGAGCTCCTGCTCCCAGTCGCGTCCTTGGCGGGCGTACTCGGCGGCGAGTGTCGTCGTGTGGTTAGCCAGGCGCGTGGCCTGAGCGGTCGCTTCCTTGGCGGGATCGACGTGCTCGACGCCATCCCAGAACCATGCGTGCTCGGGCAGAGCGGCGGCGAGCGTCCGCAACGATTGCGGAAGCAGCCCCTCCACCAGCACCGCTTCGTTGAGCCAGGCCTTCAGCAGCCGATCGAGCACCGCGAGCTGCAAGTGATGCTGCTCGACACGGATGCTCTTGAAGTACACCTGGTGGTCCAGGCGGCCGCTGGCGTAGTTGTACCCCGAGGAGTTCCCCGCCGCGACGTTGAACGGCATGTTCAGGCAGCGGGCGATCTCGTTGAGGATCTCGCGCTTGAACTCGCCGAAGGTCGTCGTCGGCTGCTCGGCGTGGACCTGCCCGAGCTTCCAGCCGCCGGGGAGCACGGTCGCCAGGCGCTGCTCGAGCTCGACCTCGTCCATCGGCTCCAGCGGATCGGCCTCGCCGTTGGGCGGAGCGTCGGTGTAGATGACGGCTGCGAAGTTGGCGGCAGTCTCGGCGGCGGCGATCGTCGCGAGCGTGTACCGGCGGAGCTGCGCGAACAGCGGGAGCGCCGGCGTGATGTCGGGGATACCGCGGAGTTGGCCGGGGCGATCGGCGCGGAAGTAGTGCACGACGGCTGACGCGGCGAACGTGTCGTATGCGGTGAGGTCGTCGATAGGGGCGCGGAGAAGGCCGCTGTCGCCCGGATGCCGCTTCAGCACCCGGTAAGCGGACGGGTTGCCCCACTGGTCGAGCACGATGCCGTCGATCTCGTCGGTGCGGCCGCGCCGAAGCAGCGGGGTGCAGACCTGGTCCGCCTCGATGAGCTTGAGGTCCAGCGATACGGGCGACCCCCACGACGTGATCGCGGGGTTGTTCACCAAGAGGGCGAACGCCTCGCCGCTCTCGGCCCGGGCCAGCCGCATCGTGCGGAGCTTGCCCGCAAG